CAGTATGTTAGACACAGAAAATTATCATGTGGCTAAAGATATAAAAATTTCATGCACTAGAGATTCAAGCTTTTGTTCTTCATGTATTGTAAATTCTAAAGAAGTTGATAACAAAACTGGTCTAGTATCAATAACATTAAAACCAAAGAATCAAGAATTTTTAGGGATAATTGGCGTTTCACAAAATAAGAAGATATTACATAATGCTCTTTTAGGTGCTTTAGGTGTACCTGAATGCAAATCTGCAAAAATAACTATAGATACTTACTACGACGTTTCTGACGTGCGATTGAGCTCCGTATTTGATTTAAATATAAATCAAAGTAAAACGGATATAAATCAACCAGCTTTTATAGTCGGTTTAACAGAAGACCAATTAGAATTAAATATACCATATATCGGTATTTGTAGAAACTATCCTGATCCAAAATTTGGTCAATCAGTTTTATTAGTTGAAAAAATACAAAGAAAAGAAGACAGTTTATCTTCTTTTGATTTGACACAAGAAGATTTTCAATTACTAGGTTTGTTTAAAATAGACAACTATGATTGATAGCGAAAAATATGAATTGTTATCAAAAAAGATAGATGATATTTGTAAAGATTTATCAAATAATGTTACTAAAATATTTTTGAGAAAAGATTTGCATCTAGCTTTTTTGATAGCTTATTGCTCAGCATTGCATTATAATCTAGATGGCGAAATATGCTATGGGATTATAGATTGTTTAATTGCTGGGGATAGCTCACAAGGTAAATCAAAAATTGCAGAAAGTTTAGTTAATTTTTTTAATTTGGGTGTTATTCATGATTGTGGTAATGCCAAAAGAACTGGATTATTAGGTGGATTAGAACCTATGGGTTCTAAGGGTAAATGGTTTATAAAATGGGGGACTATACCATTGAACGATAGGCAATTAGTTATATTAGAGGAACTGAAAGGTGCTCCTGAAGAAATTATAGCAAATTTAAGAAGCATGCGTTCTAAAAAAGAAGCTGAAATAATGGGTATGGTTAGTCGAGTTACACCAGCAAGAACGAGATTAATAATGCTTTCTAATCCGCGTAGTAGCAAGAAAGATGTAGCTTCTTATGATTTCGGTATTAAAATAATAAAAGAATTAATGGGGCAATTAGAAGATGTTCGTCGTTTAGATTTTGCTATGATAGTTTCTAAAGCTGAAATGGATGAAGATCTTAGAGATAAATTTATAAAAAATAGTTTAGTAAAAAACCCCAAATACACTAGTGAAGCTTGGAAAAAATTAATATTATGGATATGGACTCGTTCTGTTGATCAAATAAAATTTGAAAGTGGTTTTAGAGAATTATGTTTGGAATTATCTAAAAAATTATATAAAGAATTTACTGAAACTATACCATTAATTGACTCAGGTTCTATGAGACATAAACTAACTAAAATGGCCATTGCTATTGCTGGTTTAACTTTTAATACTGAAAAAAATAATTATAATAATTTATTGGTTTGCAAAATACATCTACAATATGCTTATAATTTTTTAACTAAAATATACTCTAGTGAATCTTGTGGTTATAAAGAGTTTTCTTATGATGATAAATTTTCAAAAGAATTAAGAGATAATGATGTAAGTTTTTTAACTAAGCGTTTAAAAGAAACAAAGTATCCAAAAGATTTAATTGAACAATTATTGCATGCTGACGATATAGATAGAAATAGCCTAATGGATTGGTGTGATATTGGTCAAGATCAAGCCCAAAAATTACTTGGAGATTTAGTTCGTAAAAGAGCTTTGTTTAGAAATGGATTCCCATATATGAAATCACCGGGATTTACAAAATTATTAAAATCATTATTAAATGATAGAAGTTTAGTAGAACAAAATAATATATATGAAGATGCGGAGTTTTAATATGATAGAAACACAAAAATCAATTTATGAATTTCACCGTAAACATAAAATACCTTGCAATTTACCTTTAAAACCTAATAAAAGATTTTCAAAATTTATAATGATTATATTTTGTAAATTAATAATTTTTATTTCTAAATTTTGCTATATTTATTCAAGAAGTGTCAAAAATGATATTTATACTATGAAAAAATTTAGGCGTTTTCATTTAATACTTGAAGAAACTGCTGAAATGATGCTGCATATAAACAAAGGTGAATTAAATGGTACTTGTGATGGCTTTGGTGATTTATGTTATGTTGTTAATGGGATTGCTGTGGATTATATTCTCCCAGCAAAAGAAATAATTCAAGAAGTATGTAGGTCAAATAATACTAAAGCTCCAAGAGATATTAAAAATAACCCAAGACTTAGAGATAAAGGTGAAAATTTTAGCCCGCCAAATTTTAATGAAATTTTAATAAGTGGTAGAAAAAGATTAAAAGACGAAAATCAAATTTAAACAATTTTAATTTATTAGGAAAAAAGAAATGTTATTGATAGAAGGCAGTGATTGTTTAGGTAAAACAACTTTAGCTAAGACTATAGTAAGAAGACTTTCGGAAAAAGGCTTTCTTGCTATTTATAGCTGGATGACAAGACCTAATGAAGAGATATTTGATTTCTTTTTGGATTATAAAAAATTATTAAATCCTTATGCTGTTCAAGATAGATTTCATCTTGGTGGATTAGCCTATCATAAAAATAAAATATGGCCTCAGCGTTTATCTATTATAAATAGTTGGATAAGAAGTGTTGGTGGGATTATAGTTGTATTATATGCTAATGATGAACAAAAATATAAATCACTTATAGAAAATGATACTCGCGGAAATTTATTAGATGTCCAAACAATGTGCGATGGTAATAATTTCTTTAAAAATTATGCAAATAAAGGTGATTGTGATTTTGCTTTTAATGTTTTGCCAATAAATTTTGAAAATCCCAACTATGTAAATGATTCAAATATAAATGAAATTATAGATGAATGGATATCAAGAAGATTTACATTAGAAAGAGGGGACATTATATAATGAACGAAAAATTTATAAAATTTTTAAGATTAAATATATTGCAAACTTTTAAAGATATAAAATTACAAGCAGAAAAAAATCAAGTTTGTAAAAGAAAAGCTGTTGGATGTGCTATAATAGAAATTGATACAACATTAGAAATAATAAATAAAACTTTTGCAATAAATGGGCCATCTGGAAATAAAAATGAATGCCAAAATATTGTAGGTGCTTGTGGTTGTAGTCATGCAGAGCCACGAGCTATAATGAATTATTTATTATTTAGAAGCAGACATAGACTAAATAAAAAAGAAAATAAAATAAAAACAATTTTACTAACAACGTATTCTTCTTGTGTGAATTGTGCTAATATAATAATTGATTCTGGAGTTATAGATGCAGTAGCTTATGAAATATTAGCCCCTTATTGGGCTGAGCACCCCCGAAACGCAAAGGCTATGCTAGATAGAACAATGCCTCATTGGACTAAAGAATTAATTGAAAATCCTGAAACTGGTATTACACTTTTAAAAGATTGGTTGAATATCTAATGTTTAGTTATTTTGGCTCAAAATCTAAATTAGTAAAATATTACCCCAAACCAAAATATGATATTATAATTGAGCCATTCGCCGGTTCTGCTCAGTATGCGTTCCATTATTGGGATAAACAAGTTATATTAATTGAAAAGGATAAAGCTATATTTGATATATGGGATTGGCTGATAAATAAAGCAACTTATGATATAATAATCAATCTGCCTCTATATAAATATAATGAAATTATAGATATTGAAAATAAGGCGATAAAAAATCTTATTTCTTTAGAAAGCTTTCGAGGATGCTGTTTTAGAAGTAATAATGATTTTGCTAAAAGAAAAATAGGAAATAGAAATAGAAATAGATGGTCAGCTAATAATGGGAATGGTAGAAAAAGAATTGCAGATAATTTATACAAAATAAGGCATTGGAAAATTATTCATGGTGATTATAGTTTAGCCAATAATATTGAAGCTACTTGGTTTATTGACCCACCTTATAGTAACGGAATAGGGTCTAGATATAATTATAATTGTGATAGTATAAATTATACTGAACTTGGAAAGTGGTGCAAAGAACGTAAAGGTCAAATAATAGTATGTGAAGATTTATTAGCTGATTGGTTACCTTTTGAATTTTTGCATTTAAATATTGGACAATATCATTCAATTGGCAAGAATATTGAAGCTATTTGGACAAATGACAAGTAATGATACATTTACCAAACAATTCAAATATAATTGAATCTTTATCTGAATTGCCTAATTTAAAAAATCGTAAAGAAATATTTTGCGATATAGAATCTAAAAGAGTATTTCAGCATAAAGATTTAGGTGGTTTATATCCATGGAAAGGTGATAGAATCTGCGGATTTAGTATAACCGCTGATGATATAAGAGAACGCTGGTATATACCAATTCGACATACTGCTCCTAATTCTAACAATTTACCAGTATCCAATGTTATGAATTGGATACAAGATATTCTACAATCTTGCAAGGATTGGATAAATCATAATATTAAATTTGATGCTTTAATGTTTGCAGTAGGTGATAATGTAGAATTTAAGTGCAGATTAATTGATACATTAACACAATGTAAATTATATTATAGTGATAGAATAGGCTATGGCTTAAAACCTGTATGTAAAGATTGGCTGGACTATGATGTTAGTGCAAAAGATAGGGTTGCAGCTTATTTAAAAAGTATAAAATCAAAATCTTACGCCGATGTGCCCATAGATATTCTAGGTGAATATGCTAATGATGATATTGGTATGAATCGTGAATTATACAGATTCTTGCAGTCAAAATTAGAAGCTAGAATCGCAGAAACTAAAAAAATAGAACAGGCGGAAGCTGTCAAAAGATTAGTAGAAACTGAAATAAATTTAACTTCTGTTCTATTCGATATAGAAAAAGATGGCTTAAGAGTAGATGAAATCGAATGCAAAAAAGCATCTTTAAAAGCTTTGCGAATAATGATAGATAATGCTACTAGGATAGCAGATTTAACTGGGCGTGAATTTATAAATTCGAATAATTGCATATATGATATTTTTATAAATCAATTAAATTTACCGATTTTAAAAACTATATCAGAAAAGAAAGATGGAAGATATTATGATACTGGTCGTCCAAGTTTTGATAAAGATGCAATGGCTTTATATAGAAATCATCCACTAGTTGTTAGTGATCCTAAAATAAAAGAAATAGTAAATTTAATATGCGAATACAGAATAAAACAACAGTTTAAAAGTTTATATTTAGATACTTTTTTAGAACTCAATGTAGATGGCATAATACATCCAAACTATAATCAAGCCGTTCGTACTGGTAGGTTATCCAGTAGTAAACCAAATTCACAACAACAAAATGAAGATTCAAAAGTATTATTACATCCTTTTGAAGGCGAAGGGTTTATTTCTAATGATTATTCACAAATTGAATATCGACTAATTGTGCATTATGCAAAAATAGAAGAAGCTATAAAAGCATATAACGAAAATCCAGAAACAGATTACCATCAATGGGTCGCTGATTTAATACAAATAATAAGAAAACCTGCTAAACAACTTAATTTTGGTATGGCTTATGGGCAAGGAAAGAATGGTGTTACTGCACAATTAATGTCTAATGACCATATAATTGAAATGATGACAGCTAAAGTTGCGGAATTGATTGCGAGTAATAAATTAGAAAATAATTTAAGAAAAGAAAAACTTGTAGAACTTTGTAGAAATCATGCTGAATATTGTTGGAACAAATATCACGATAGATTTCCAGAAATAAAAACAACTTCAGACGCTGCTAAAAATACGGCTGCTGTTCGTGGTTTTGTTTTTAATGCTTATGGTCGTAGAAGATATCTACCCGGAAGAGTTGCAAGAAAAGCTTTTAATTCTATAATACAAAGTTGTGCTGCTGATATTATGAAAGAAAGAATGGTTGCAATTTCACCAAGATTTAATAGTGAATCTAAAAAATGGGGCATTAAATTAGCAGCAAATGTACATGACGAATTATTAAGTCGTGTTCCATTAGAAGTTTTGTATGAATCAAAACTCCATAATTATATTTGTAATATGTTAGAAACAACTACGATAAATTTCAAAGTACCTATTTTAACAGGCTTGGGTATAAGCCCTAACAATTGGGCTGAAGCTGCTGGCGATAAAGTAATAAAAACCGCTGATGGTAAATTTATAGCTGGCAAAATACGTTAACTATATACGTTAACTATATTTATATAGTTAATTTTTTAATATATACTATATAAATATAGTAATAAAGCCATTAACGGCTCGCCTGTCGACCGCCTAAGCCCCGAACGGCTTATTTAAGGGCAAAAGTGCCTGCTTATATTACCTTAAATTAACGGCTCTTAAACTAGCTTATATAAGTTATAAATTAGCATAAAAATAAGCATATTATCGGGCGTAAAAAATCTTAAAAATATTTACAAAATGCCAAGTTTTTATTTGCTTTTATTAAAGAAATGGTTTATACTTTATATAGTTATAGTTAATGGGGTTAAATTAAAGGGTGAAAAATGGCAACTAATAA